TAATGTATGTATTGAACAATTGTACATTTATGATAAGCTTGCTAGTAATGGTAACTATTGTGTGCATTACGGAGGTAATACTATAGAACACCTTTATCCAAACAGGGTTGATTACCAGATGACACAACCATACCAATCAGGCTACATGGGCAGCAGAGATCTTCTAGGTTTGAACAAAACAGCAACAGCTCATGGATTAGTGGAGCAGAAAGACTGTTTCAATGATTATCACAGTTATTGTAAGGGTACTTATGAGAGTAATAAAATAAGTTATGCAGTGTAAGATGTTCACATATTAAGGGAAGCATATTATAAAGATGTGCACCTATCAGACGGTTCACATACAATCACAGCTGGAAATCTATTATTAAGTCTCAATGATAATTAAGTACAAAATTACAATTTCAACACTGTACTGTAAGAGTACAGAAGAGTGGTACCATAACGCACCAATTATAAGACTAACATAACTTGGTGTGAAGGAAGGTACTGCCGAAATATGATATTGTAATAAGATACACTGAATATGATGCTTAAACAACATACCGGAAAGAAAATGGTCATCATTGATGTAGGATCGGGTGAATCAAAAGCTGAGTGCGTAACAACAGCCTTATTTGACGCCATATATTACCAGTTGGGAGAAGAACCGGAAGGATACATGTAAAAGAAGAACTTCAATTTCAAAGGGCTACAACGCATTGCAATAGAAGGTGGTGTAGGTTTAGAAACTTTGTCTAAATTCGTAGCCGAGTCTAATTTATAGCTTAAAGTGTGGACAAACATCACTCCTGATGGATCAGTACCTTCCACTTGCTTAGATCAAAGTTTCCAGAAAGATTAGATATAACTGTTTATGACAGGAGGTCATATGTACTCTATTAGACCTAATGTTGATGGACGTTACAAATAAACTGATGTAGACTGTGATTGTGAGACTTGTCAAGAAATCACTTTAATGGGCTATGTTAAGAGTTTAAGGTACAAGTTACTGTGTATGGCATACTCTATGGTAAAGTAACAAGGCCTCAATTACACACCCACAGTGAACATTGCAGGATTAACTTTAGTAGGCAACGATGATATTATCACAAATAAAGTTAAGAGAGAAGCAATCAAAAATTGCCAGATAATAAATCAGTTGTACGAAGAGACTCCACCCAAACCAGTAAGGTATGAGAGGATAAATGGTTATAGTAAACTGTATCCAACACATTGTTAGAAAGCTCCCTTTCCTATGGTGAGGTGTAATAGAACACAATATGTAGTTAACTTAAATTAATAGAAACTTGCTAAATGCGGTGATAATAAAGGAGTACATACTTAAATAGCACCTGTAGCAAATAATGTTAATTATGACGTACAATGTCCATGTGGTCTGAATACTTTGTAAGCAGGAGTATAAAGAACACAGTATTCTAAGCAATAACAGAACCCTGAGAAAGTCGAAGAATTATTAGAATTTGTGAACTTATATTTAGAGAAAATACTCGAACGAGACTATGAGATATCAGCTCTCTACGAAGATCATTAAGCACTATTTGAGAAAGTTTTACACAACATAAGAAATAGTGCAGCGACACAGGCTGCTAAAAATAAAAGAGAACATAAATGGAAGAATGCTTTTGGTAATGTTGTTACTATGAAAAATAGCACATCTGGTTTCGTTAAGGTAGAAACTTTGACAGGCGATGTTAGAATAGGAAGGTTAATCTCGGCTAGAACGGAAATATTGAGAGATTTAGGTAGTCCTTTATCTGATGCTATCTAACATCAACTGTACCTCAAGGTTCCAACCATGGTAAAAGGATTTACTCAAGAGTAGATAGCAAATAAATTAATAGAGATGGGCAACAAAGGCACAGAATTTCTTGAAATGGATTATGGATCTTTTGATGCAGCTTAAACACTTAGATTCGCCATGATTGAAAAGAAAGCAGCATAACTAGTTGGAGGTGACAAACTCGCAGAAATATGGCATGCAATAGCAATAGGAAAGATGAACGTCAAGATGGAAGGTTGTCACTTGATGGGAGGTCATTCTAGGAATTCTGGTGAGAAATCAACATCGTGGGGAAATACTCTACTCACTAATATGTTGTTGATATACCCTTGTTATATGATGTTATGTGACATGGATCACCAAGAAGTCATGCAATTATTGAAGAAAGTATAAGATCCACACGAAATATTCGAGAGATTATTTGGCAGAGAAAACAAAGATAATGCAATAATAGTCGAGGGTGATGACTCACTGATGCGGGAAGCGTACTATGGCAAATATTCTTTATCTTAAGTTTGTTTACAAGTAGTGTAATAGTTAGGATTTAAAACAGAATATGATAAACACTAGCAAGCTTCAGGTTCTAAATTCTGCTAAATTAAAATAGAGTAAGATTAAACAGGTTAATTATTCGCATGCAAACCTTTCTTTAGATCATGGACTAAGTTAGGCTGGACACACAAAAATTTTAAGAAAGACTCAGAAAGTGCTCACGTATTGCTATAATGCAAATTAGCTTCTCTAATACATTAATACTATAAACATCCTAAGATCATTGAACTGGCTGTAGTTATCCAAAGTTTGTTACCTAAGAAAAGGTAGTGTATAGATTTTGAGAAAGATAAAGCATTAAAATGCATGACGAAAATAGAGAAATTAACCAAAGATTTAAGTTTAGAAGTAGACTAAAATAAGAATATAAAATCTAAATTCAGAAACTACAATGAATTGGTAAACAAACAGGGATTCTTGGATTATTTCTCTAAGAAATATGCTAGTAGGATAGACCAGATGATCGACTAAATCAAGAAAGAGGGACTTTACACTGAAATAAAGCTGACTGATGAAGAAATACAAGAATCAAATCCAGCAAGTAAAAGACCAGTCTACCATAAAGATTATTGTCGAGGTGAG